AGGTACTCGTCCAGTTTGTGATGCACACCCAGATCTAATCGTTGTCGAACCAGGTATCGGTTATGCAGGTGGACATTGGGCTAAATTTAAGATCTTTGAATCATATGCTATCATGCATGCATACTACGGTCTTGAAGCTGTTGGTATGTGTAAGAATAACTTCTATGATGTCGTTATTCCAAACTACTTCGATCCAGATGACTTCACATTTGCTCCTGAAACTAAAGAAGACTATTGCTTATTCCTAGGTCGTGTCTATGAAGGTAAAGGTATTCACGTGGCTATTCAAGCGACTGAACGAGCAGGTATGAAGCTTAAAGTTGCAGGTCAAAATAATCTTGAAGCGTGTGGTTATAAAGAGATTCCAAAACATGTTGAGTTTATTGGTTATGCGGACGTAGAAAAACGAAGAGAACTTATGTCTAAGGCTAAGGTTTCTATGGTTGCTTCTATGTATGTTGAACCATTTGGTGGAGTACAGATAGAGAACTTATTCTCTGGTACACCGACTATTACTACTGATTGGGGTTCATTCACTGAGAATAATATCCATGGCATTACAGGCTATCGTTGCCGTACTATGGAAGAGTTCGTATGGGCTCTTAAGAACATCGATCGTATCAATCCACAAGACTGTCGCGATTGGGCATTAAGAAACTTCTCACTTGAGAAAGTTGCTGGTATGTATGAAGAATACTTCCAAGCAGTTCTTAACATCCATGGCGGTAAAGGTTGGTATGAAGAGAATCCAGGTCGAAATAATATGGACTATGCAGTTAAACATTATCCAGGCCGTCCAGATCCTATTGATTATAATGCCGTAGATAATGAAGAACGACCAATGGCAAAGAGTATCGCCAAATGGGTAAAGGACAATATTAAACCTAAAAAAGTACTTGATATCGGGTGCGGTCCAGGAACATATGTTGAAGAATTAATAGCAGAAGGAGTTAATGCATTTGGTATCGACATAGATGATCGAGTAGAAGGTAAAGATTATCTTGCAAAAGAAAGCATCTTTGATACTAAACGAACTGCAGATACTGTCATGACATTTGAAGTATTAGAACATATCGATCCAAAGTTTGCCGATCAAGAGGTAGATGCTTTATATAATGCTCTTGAAGATGGTGGTACGTTGATATTCACTGCAGCCCAACCAGGTCAAGGTGGAGTTGGTCATATCAACTGCCGTAAGAAAGAGTATTGGGGTAAAAAACTTGTTGCTAAAGGTCTAGTTTTTGATGAACAATTGACTGCTGATCTTATTGAAGCTCTTCTTAAAAATAGATATAATCAAGAGACTTATATGGGTTGGTTTATTAACAACGTGATGGTGTTCAAGAAGCCATAGACCTAGACGTTTATTTTATATAAATAATAAAATAAGCATATAGGATATCATAATGGCCGTTAACAGCAGAGCAACACTCACAGAATATTGTTTAAGAGCACTTGGCGAGCCAGTAGTTGAAATTAACGTTGATGATTCTCAGTTAGAGGAACGTATCGACGAAGCACTTGACTATTGGAATCAATATCACTTTGATGGTGCAGAAAAGATGTACCTCAAACAAAAGATATCTGCGTCAACAATAGCAATCACAACAGCTACTTCAGCAAACTTTCCAGTTGGTAGTAAGATTACAGGTAATACCTCAGGTGCTACAGCTAGCGTCTGTACTGAAAGAGGTAGAGAAGAAAATTCTAGTATTATCATAGTAAAGGATGTCACTACTACTGGCGATACTAATGCTCAACATGCTTTCAATGCCACAACTACAGCAACATTTGTAGTCGGCGAGACTATCACATGTGATAACGGTGAAACTGCGGTTATTGCTGCTGGAGGAGTAACTTTAGGTACATATGACCTTCGTTATATCCCATTACCAGATTACATCTATGGCGTAACTAGAGTTATTCCATTCAATGCTGCTTCAAGCTCAAAAAACTTATTTGATTTACAATATCAATTAAGACTTAATGACTTATATGACTTGACTTCAACGTCAATTATCTACTACAAGACAGTTATGAGTCATATCTCATTACTTAATTTAGAACTAAATGGATATCCTTTATATAGATTCAATCGTATGATGGGTAGATTAAGTTTAGATGTAAGTTGGAGTACTGCATTTACTATTGGTGACTTTATCATGATCGAATGTTATAGAGCTTTAGATCCAACAGTATTTACAAAGGTATGGAATGAACCATGGTTCCGTAAGTACGTAACTGCTTTATTCAAACGTCAATGGGCAACAAACATTAAAAAATTCCAAGGAATCCAGCTACCAGGTGGTGTAACTATCGATGGGGACAAGTTATACCTAGAAGCTATTACAGAAATTAAAGAATTAGAAAATGAGATGCTGAACAAATCAGCGCCTCTCGAATTCTTCTTAGGATAATATGGCAAGAAGCGTTTACTTCTCTAACGGAATTAGATCCGAGCAGCTTACCTATGAAGATATCATAGTTGAGTCAATTAGTATCTATGGCCAAGATTTCTATTATATACCTAGAACTTTGGTAGGTAAAGATGAGATCTTAGGAGAAGATAGATTATCTGAATTCAAATCGGCTTATGGCATCGAGATGTATCTTGAGAGTCATGATGGATTTGAAGGTCAAGGCGCATTCATACAAAAATTCGGTTTGATGATGGAACAATCAGCTACTCTTACTGTAGCTCGAAGAAAATGGGAACAACTTGTAGGTCAACATGGTAAATCTATTTTACCTAATCGTCCCGCTGAGGGAGATCTTTTATACTTTCCGTTAACTGGTGGTTTGTTTGAGATCAAGTTCGTCAAACATCAAGATCCATTCTATCAAGTTGGTAAACTATATGTTTACAAATTACAAGTTGAACTCTTCCAATATGCATCTGAAAAGATCAATACTGGAATTTCTTCTATTGACGTATTTGAAACTCTCAAATCATTTGATGATACAATAGTTCCTAATGGTACTGTGACTGAAATTAAGATTACAAATAAAGGAGTTGGATACACATCTGCTCCGACAGTTATTATTGGTAATGAATGGGCTCCAGAAACAGAAGTGCAATTAAGAGAAGAAGTATGTTTTGAAGGTAGAAAATATATTGTGACTATTGCAGGTACTACAGATACAGACGGTCCAATACATACAGCTGGAATAGCTGAGAATGGAACAACAACATTACAATTCTTTGGCTACTGTGCTGAAGCAACAGCATACCTTGGCAATGGTTTAACAGCTGGTGAAGTTGTTAAGATCTTAGTTGACGACCCAGGTTCAGGATATACTTCTGCACCAACAATACAACTAACAGGCGGTGGAGGAAATTATGCTACTGCTAAAGCTATCATTGCTAATATAGATACTCCTGATTCATTTGGAGATAATAATAAATTTAAAGAAGAAGCTGCTGGAATAGTATTTAGTGAAGAAAATCCATTTGGTGAATTATCTACTTACTATGTACCTCCAACAGTAGGTGTATATGCAGATTCAACAACAGTTAAAGCAGATTCAACAACAATAACCGCGGATGAAATTTAAAAATGGCTAAACAGACAATTAATACAGGCACAACAGCTAACGATCGTACAGGTGATACTTTACGTTCTTCATTTACTAAGATCAACGAAAACTTCACTGAACTCTATAACGGAGCTGGTGCAGGGGATATTGGCGACTTTGTTTTTACTGGATCACAAGTAGAAATTGCTGAAAATGACTTGGATATCATAACTACTCGTGCTGGTTATGATGTAGATGCTGACATTGCGCTTGAAGCTGCAGATGATATATGGATTAATGCAAATGGAGATGAGTTATACTTAAGTGCAGCTAACACTGTCGTATTAGAAACTTCTATGTCAAGCATGTATCCAAACATTTGGGAAGGTCAAGAAAGTGATTTTGGTGGAACCTGGAATGCAACCTCTTTAGAGATTACTGTGCCCACAGGTGTAGAAAATCTAATAATATTATTAGATCATTATCTAGCTAATCAAGGGCCTATCCACTTTAAGACTGCGGCTGGATATACAAACACATCCACCAGCGCTGTTTCCACAGCAGAAACTAGTGGAGGATTTAAAGTATATACAATCCCAATTTCTGCAACTAGTCCATCTGCAAACGTTGAAATTTTATCAATGAAAGTATTTGATTCAATTAATGGATCCAATGCTAAAACTTGGACACTAAGAAAAGACGGAATTACAGAATTTCCAGGAGCTATTAAGTTTCCTATTAACACGATAAACCTTCATAACGGTGGAGACCAAGACGCTTCTGTCTTACAATTTAATGATCCAAATTATCAAGCTGTTATCACTGGTCCAACTCCAACAGGAAATAATAGTGCTCAGCGTTTAATTATCCAAGGACAACGTGGATCTGGAACTGGTGAAGGTGGAGATGTTTACTTCTGGGGTGGAGACGCTCAAACAAATGGCGGCGATATTAAGATCTATGCTGGCGATGCTGATAGCACAGAATCTGGTCAAGGTGGTTATGTAAACATCGATGGTGGAAATGGATTCAATAACGGTGGAGATGTATCAATATCAGCTGGTAATTCTACAACACAAGGTGGTAGTGTTTTTATAGGTGCGGGATATGGAATAGGAGCCACTGGTGCACAAGGCGGCCTAGTTCAAGTTAGTGTTTCTGGAGGTGCTTACAATTGGATATTTAATCAAGATGGTAATTTTCTTCTAGCAGGAGGTTTAGTTGGTAATGATCTCGCAACAGAAAATAATACTTATACTGATACTACTATAGAATTAAATGTCAATAAAACTGTTAATAAAATTACTCCTGTTAATGGAGTTAATAATCACTATCATTTAGCTGATGGGGTTCCAGGACAAATCATGTATATTGTTGCATCTACTGGAGGAGAAACCTCCAGTGAAGATACATGCATATCATTTGACCATGCTCGTTGGACTAACGGAAATGGTATAATTACTGAAGGCACAAATGTTACTGGATGGATGCCATTTCGAGGAACTAGTACTGGTTCTGTAACCTTAACTCTTGTATATGTTGATGATCATTGGAATCTTCCACATAATAATTTTGATTAAGAGATAAAATGTTAAACGGACAAACCTATTATCATGGTGCTATAAGAAAAACGATCGTTGCTTTTGGTCGTTTATTCTCTGACATCAAGATCGCAAGACAAGATAACGACGGAAATGTTGCACAAACATTATCTGTTCCGCTTGCCTATGCTCCTAAGGAGAAGTGGTTAGTCCGTATCGACTCTGATCCTAATTTAAATCAACATACATATACTTCGTTACCAAGATTATCTTTTGAGATTGTTGGTTATACATATGATGCTGAAAGAAAAACTAATAAGATGCAGAAAATTGTCTGTAAAGATAATACAACATCTGAAAATCCTACTGCCAGATCTGTATTTTCTCCAGCTCCATATAATATAAGTATGAATCTATATGTGTTGACTAAAACACAAGAAGATGCTATGCAAATTATCGAGCAGATTCTACCTATCTTTAATCCACAATACACATTATCTATTAATGCTCTTCCAAATCTAGAAATAGTTCAAGACGTTCCAGTTATTCTTAATACTGTAGCTGTAGAAGATAACTATGATGGAGCATTTACTGAAAGACGATTTGTAGTTCACACACTTAACTTTACATTGAAGACAAATATATTTGGTCCAGTATCAGAAAATGGAGTTATTCTTACTTCAATGGCTAATCTCTACGATCCTGGTAGAAAATATACGGCTTCAGCTCCATCTGTTGATGGAACAGTTACTGAAAATTGGGAAGCGCAGTTTTAAAAAATGGCCCAAGTATATAATGCAAATCAACAGTTAAAAGCAGCAGGAGTAAAAATACCGTTTACTGAAGATCAAGTAACGGAATGGATGAAGTGTAAGGAAGATCCAATTTACTTTATTGAGAACTACTGCAAGATTATATCTCTAGACCATGGTCTTGTACCATTTAAACTTTATGAGTGCCAACGTGAAAAGGTAAAGATAATACATGAAAACAGAAAAGTTATCCTTATGGAAGGTCGTCAACAAGGTAAGACGACTACTTCTGCAGCCTATATCTTATGGTATACGCTATTTCAAGATTCGAAAACAGTCGCGATCCTGGCTAACAAAGCAACCGCCGCCCGTGAGGTCTTATACAGGTATCAGTTGATGTATGAACATCTTCCATTATGGTTACAACAAGGCGTAACTACATGGAATAAGGGTGACATCGAACTAGAGAATAATAGTAAAGTATTTACAGCAGCAACATCAGCTTCTGGTATCCGCGGTAAATCAGTTAACATGCTATACGTTGACGAAACTGCGATCATTCCAAACAATGTGGCTGAAGACTTTTTCACATCAGTATATCCTACAATTTCTGCTGGTGAAACAACCAAGATTCTTTTATCATCTACTCCATTAGGTTATAATCATTTCTGGAAGTTTTGGAACGACGCTGAGAATAAACGAAATGACTTCGTTCCTTTATTCATTCCATACTGGAAGATTCCAGGTAGAGATGAAAAATGGGCAGAAGAACAAAAGAGACAACTCGGCGAACTTAAGTTTAATCAAGAGGTTCTTTGTACATTCTTAGGCTCTAGCTTAACTCTTATCAGAGCTGATGTTATCGGTAGAATGAGCGCCGATAGAATCATATATAGTAAAGATGGTCTTGATGTGTATGAAGCACCGCAAAAAGCTCATAACTATGTACTAATTGCTGATACCTCAGACGGTGTTGGTCAAGATTATTCGTCATTCGTCATAGTTGATATTACTGAGATGCCATACAAACAAGTTGCCAAGTATAGGAATAATACTATAAGTCCTATGCTATACCCAACAGTTATTCATAAGATTGCTACAGAATATAATAAAGCATACGTTTTAATTGAAATCAATAAGATCGAGCAAGTTGCTTATATCTTATACTCTGAAATGGAATACGATAATATACTATTTGTCAATAGAAACTCACAAGGACAAGTAGTTTCAGGTGGCTTCGGAGGAGGTAAATCTCATCTAGGAGTCTATACTGATAAGAAAATAAAAAGAATTGGATGTAATAATTTCAAATCAATGGTTGAAGAGAATAAGCTTCTAATAAGAGATGCTGATACCATTGCTGAGATCTCAACCTTTATCGAGCACAAGGGTTCATATGCTGCAGATGAAGGATATCATGATGATTTGGTTATGCCATTGGTACTATTTAGCTGGTTAACGACTAACCCATACTTTAAAGAACTAAATGATGTAAATATACGTGAATTATTGTATGAGAATCAGATGAAAGCTATCGAAGACGAGTTAACCCCATTTGGGTTCGTTGATGACGGTAGACACTCTGATGCTGAAGATGTTCTGTTGAATTTTTAGAAAGTATAAATAAAAGTATAGAGGTGACTCTAGCTATATCATAAAAATCATAATTTAAGGAGAATCAAAAAAATGCCGTTCCAATTATCTCCAGGAGTTGCGGTAGTCGAGAAAGACTTTTCAGCCATTGTTCCAGCAGTATCAACCTCTGCAGGCGCTTTTGCTGGTGTGTTCACGTGGGGTCCCGTTTTAGATCCTGTTACAATTTCATCTGAAAATACTTTAGTTGAAAGATTTGGTCGTCCATATGACACGACAGCACAATCATTCTTTACTGCAGCAAATTTCCTTTCATACACAAACAATTTATTAGTAGTTCGAGCAGATGTTGCAGGCGCAAGAAATGCTGTTGTTACACAAACTGGTACAGTTACAGCAATTAATATTACAGAGGCCGGTGATTCATATTCTGCTGCTCCTTCTGTAACTATCGGTGCACCAAACGTAACAGGTGGTGTTCAAGCTACAGCTCATGCTGTATTGTCTGGTGGTGCTGTTGATGAAATCATTATCGACAATCCAGGTACAGGTTATACATCAGCTCCTAGCGTAACTATCGCAGGATCTTCTGGTACAGATGCTACTGCAGAATCTGAAATTACTGCAGGCGGTATTAAGATTAATAACTTTGATGTTTATTCAGAATCTTATTCTAACGGAGAAGGGGTTGTTGGTGAATGGGCAGCTAAATATCCAGGAGCTAATGGCAATGCATTAAAAGTTTCTATGGCTGACTCAACAACATTTGATGGTTGGGACTATGAAGATCAATTTGATTCTGCTCCAGGCACATCAGAATTCGCAGCTTCTGTATCTGGTTCAAACGACGAACTTCATATTGTTGTAGTTGATACAAGTGGTTTTTGGTCAGGTACTCCAAACACTGTAATAGAAAAATTTGCTTTTGTTTCAAAAGCATTAAATGGCATAAAAGCTGATGGTTCAAATAACTACTACAAAGATGTAGTTAATTCACAGTCTAAATACATCTGGTGGATGGATCATACAACATCAGTAGCTACTTCAGTTGGTGGTACAGGTACTTCAGGAACGGCTTGGGGATTAGCAGCGTATAATCATTTTAAAGACCTTTCAGATGTTGTAACTAAAACATTATCTGGTGGTGTTACAGATCTAGCTGCTACTGACGGTAATTTAATGACAGCTTATCAGATTTTTGCTAATGATGAACAATATGATATTTCATTAATTCCTCTTGGCAAAGCGTCTACAACTGTTGCTACTTATGTTATCAATAACGTGGCTGAACATAGAAAAGATTGTTTAGTGTTTATTTCTCCTGAAAATGTTTCTTCTGGTGATGTTATTATAGGCCATGACAGCGATGCTGTAGATGCTGCAGTTGCTTATAGAAATGCATTACCTAGCACATCTTATGCTGTATTAGATTCAGGTTACAAATATAAATATGACAGATACCATGACAAGTATCGTTGGGTTCCTCTCAATGGCGATATCGCTGGTTTAGCTGCTCGTACAGATTATACTAATGATCCATGGTGGAGTCCTGCTGGTCTAAATCGCGGTCAAGTTAAGAACGTTGTTAGGCTTGCTCTTAATCCAGGTAAAACAGAACGTGATAACCTTTACAAGAACGGAATTAACCCAGTTGTTAACTTCCCCGGTCAAGGTACAGTTCTTTATGGTGATAAGACATTACTTGCTAAACCAAGTGCATTCGATCGTATTAACGTTCGCCGTCTATTCATTGTACTTGAAAAAGCAATTGCTACAGCGGCTAAATATCAATTATTTGAATTCAACGACAGTTTCACAAGAGCTCAGTTTACTAACTTAGTAACTCCGTTCTTAAGAGACGTTCAAGGTCGTCGTGGTCTAACAGACTTTAGAGTTGTATGTAATGATACAAACAACACTGGAGAAATTATTGATCGCAATGAATTCGTTGCCGATATCTATATTAAACCTAACCGTTCTATCAATTTCATTACATTGAACTTCATTGCAGCACGTAGTTCAGTTAACTTTACTGAAATTGGTGCGTAACATATAAATAATAAAGAGGAAAAATAAAGGATAAAATATGGCAAATATTAGCGATTTTAAAGCCCAACTGATCGGTGGCGGAGCCCGTCCCAATCAGTTCCGTGTTGAATTATCATTCCCTACATATGTAACTGGCGGTGCTGCAGTTGGTTTGCAATCTCAATTCTTATGTAAAGCTGCTACATTACCAGCTTCTACAGTTGAGAATCTTCCAATCCAATATCGCGGTCGTCAAGTCAACTTTGCTGGAGAAAGAGCATTCGCTCCATGGACAGTTTCAATCTATAATGATACAACATTTGCGATTAGAAATGCTATGGAAGTATGGTCAGATGGTATTCAAAACCATAGTCAAACAAATGGTAGAGTAAATCCACGTGACTATCAAGTAGATTTACAAGTTCATCAATTAGATCGTAACGGTGCTGTTGTTAAGACGTATCTATTTCATGACGCTTATCCAACATCAATTGGTCAAATTGCTGTTGACTATGAAAATGCTAACCAAATGGAATTATTTGACGTTGAATTTACATACAACTACTGGACATCTTCTACATCTACACAAGGTTCTAACTTTGGCGTAACAGTAGCAGTTAATACTCCAGTAGGTACATTCCCATTACCAGTTTAATCTGGTAGGTGGGTTTAATATTATAAGGGTTATATTATGGAAATTTTTGGTTTCGAGATAGCACGAAAGAAGAATCAGACGCAGAGAAGGCAAGGGACTGAGGTCGTAACGCCTTCTCCTGATGACGGTTCGACGATAATATCTACACTTGGAGCTGCCGCTGCCTATTATGGCATGACGGTAGACCTTGAAGGTGTTATTAAGAACGAGAATGATTTAATTAGACGATATAGAGAAGTATCTCAATATGGAGACTGTGATAATGCAGTCGAAGATATTGTTAATGAAGCTATTGTTGCTAATAATGACGAGCAACCTGTTGAAGTTGTATTAGATGACGTTAAGTTATCTACAGGAATTAAAGATAAGATTGCTGAAGAGTTTAAGGAAATTCTTAAGCTTTATAAGTTTAATAATAGAGGTCATGATATTTTCCGTTCATGGTATGTGGATGGTAGATTATATTATCATGTTCTAATTGATAATGAAAATATTAAGAATGGTATTCAAGAACTACGTTATATAGATCCACGTAAGATCAGACGTATTAAGAATATCAAAAAGGGCAAGAACGATAAAGGTATTGAAGTTGTTACCAGTATAGAAGAGTTCTATCTATACAACGATAAAGGTATCAATGAGAATACAAGTCAAGGTGTTAAGCTTTCTATTGACTCAGTTATCTATGCTCCATCTGGATTAATTGATGCAAACTCTAACTCAATGTTAGGTTACTTGCATAAAGCAATTAAACCAGTCAATCAGTTAAAGATGATCGAAGATGCTTTAGTTATCTATAGAGTATCAAGAGCACCTGAACGAAGAATTTTTTACATTGACGTAGGTAACTTGCCAAAGCTTAAAGCTGAGCAATACGTTAATGATATCATGAACAAGTATAGAAATAAAGTTGTCTACGATGCTGCAACTGGCGAAGTACGAGATGACCGTAAACATCTATCAATGATGGAAGATTTTTGGATGCCACGAAGAGAAGGTGGCAAGGGTACAGAGATTACAACCCTTTCAGGCGGTCAGACTTTAGGTCAAATCGAAGACATCCAATATTTCCAAAATAAATTGTACCAATGCTTGAACGTTCCAGTCTCAAGAATGAGACCAGATCAAAGTTTCAGTCTTGGTAAAACTAATGAGATTACTCGTGATGAAGTTAAGTTCAATAAGTTTATTGAACGCCTTCGTCGTAAGTTCTCAGCATTATTTTCTGAGGCTTTAAGAGTTCAGTTAATTGCTAAACAGATCATTCGTCCTGACGAATGGGAGAATATAGCACAAGATTTAAGATTCGATTTCCAAGAAGATAATCACTTCGCGGAGTTAAAAGAATCTGAAGTGCTAGCACAAAGATTAGATACATTACAAAGAATACAACCATACGTAGGTGTATATTACAGTATGGAGTATATTAAGAGATTCGTTCTTAAACAATCTGAAGAAGATATTAAAGAGATTGAGAAGGATATTAAGAAAGAACAAGCAGAGATACAAGCGGCTCAGCAAATATTAGGTATATTACCTATGCCTACTGAACCAGCACCTGCTGATACAGTACAACCTAAAGGAGAAAATAAATGACCCAAGGCGTGAATGATTTAATCAACGCTATCGTTGAAGGCGATGCAGCAAAGATCGACGCAGCTTTTAATTCAGAAATGGCTACACGTATTTCTGACAGATTAGAAGATATGCGCGTTTCTGTTGCTCAAAGCATGTTTGCTACTGAACAAGTAGAAGAACAGATCGAAGAAGAAGTAGAAGACGAAGTTGAATTAACAGAAGAAGAAGTTGATGAAATTTTAGATTCTATTACAGAAGAAGATCTAGCTGAAATCGATACTATCACTGAAGAACAAATCGAAGAAGCTTCTTACTCAGCAAAAGCTGCAAAAGCTGGTAAAGATATCGGCAAACCAGGTAAGAACTTTGAAAAGATCGCTAAGAAAGCTGGCGAGAAATATGGTTCTGAAGAACGCGGTCGTAAAGTAGCTGGTGCTATTTTAGCTAAGTTAAGAGCTAAGTAATGTTTAATCCATTAAGCAAGATGAATGTGTTGGACCTAGGTCTTGATAATGACCTACTAGAAGCAGCAAAGAAATGTTCTTGTAAAGAGAACGATGCATATAATCCTTCTGGTGCGGGTCCAGCAAATTTACCATCTGAGCCTAATGGATCTTTACCTGATGCTATGATGAATAAGATTAACATAGCTGATGAGAAAAAGAAAAAAGTTAAACAAGAAGATGCAGATATCCAATCAAGACCTGGATATAATAAAACAGTTCGTGGATACGAATAATGTATTTTAAACAGTTTAGTAGGAAACTATCAGAAGATATTAGTGGAGTTAAAGTAAAAAGACAACTCCATAGTAATGGTCATCTCATTGAAATGACTGTTGATCAAGTAGTTCTTATTGATAAAGAAGCAACAGATTTTGTGAATTT